CCACTGAAAGGTGCTCACCATGTTCGATCTATTCGCAAACTCCCAAACACAATCCAACCTAGATTTTCCCGTCTCGCTCACAGAGCGTTACAGACCGCATGCGATCGCAGAATTCGTTGGACTGGCCAAACCAAAGGCCTTTTGTGCGAAGCTTGCCGCGCGTCCCTATGCTTCCGCATGGCGCTTCGTTGGTCCAAGCGGCACAGGTAAGACCACAATGGCCATGGCGCTGGCGGAGATGATTCCAGCGGAAGTTCACCATGTCCAATCGCAGGAATGCAACCTTGAGACGCTAGAGCGCGTTTGCCGCACATGCCAATATGTGCCGCGCATCGGCTGCAAAGTTCACCTGATTCTGGTGGATGAGGCAGACCAAATGAGCCCAGCTGCACAGCTCTTTCTGCTCTCTAAGTTGGACGGTACCGCAACTATTCCAAACACAATCTGGATTTTCACGTGCAATGATACAGACCGCTTGCAAGATCGCTTTCTATCTCGCACATTGCCCGTGGAATTTTCGAGCTATGGAATTGCCGCTGATGCTGCCCAGCTGCTGCAGCGCATTTGGTCCGAGAATGCTCCCGCCGATGCGCCTGCACCTAACTTTGCCCGTCTCGTCAAAGAGTCCAATAACAACGTTCGCGAATCGCTGATGAAACTGGAATTAGAGCTGATGGTGGCCTAGTTCCTCGCCGATCGCGCGCAAATCGTCCACGCATTACTAACCCAGCGGGCAATGCCCGTACCACTGAAAGGTGCTTACTATGATCGACGTTTACCAGACCGTGACAGATCGCATCATCGCATCGCTCGAAGCCGGCCGCATTCCTTGGAAGCAAACGTGGAAAGCCGATGCATCCTTGAATGTTCCATCCAACTTTGTTTCGAAAAAGAGCTATCGGGGAATCAATATCTGGCTTTTGATGTGCTCCGAATATCCCTCAAATCAATGGCTCACTTACAAGCAAGCGCAGCAAATTGGCGCGCAGGTTCGCAAGGGCGAAAAGGGTTCACAAATCGTGTTCTGGAAGTTTGGTGACGAAAAGGATGAGGACACCGGCAAGCGGTCCAGCTGGGCGATGATGCGGCAATATACCGTTTTCAACATTGCCCAGTGTGACGGCATTCCTCAGATACTGCCGTTCGAAGCGCCAAACACGTTTGAGCCTATCGAAGCCGCTGAACTTGCCGCGCGCACATATCTGGAATCGGGCAATGCTCCCACACTCGTGCACGAGGGCGATCGCGCATTCTACCGGCCTTCCGCTGACTCTGTAACCATGCCGGCACCCAGCTCTTTCTTCAGCCCCGAAGCTTACTATTCAACTCTGTTCCACGAATTAGGCCACTCCACCATGCATCCAGCGCGCTGCGATCGCAAAGAGGCCGCCGCGAATCACTTTGGTGACCATCTGTACTCGAAAGAGGAACTGGTGGCAGAGTTCACCGCCGCGTTCATGTGTGCGCATGCGGGCATCTCGAATGCCGCGCTCGAAACAAACACGGTTGCTTATATCCAGTCCTGGCTGTCGAAACTGCGCAACGATAAAAAGCTGGCTGTCTCTGCAGCTCAGAAAGCGCAAAAGGCTGCAGACTTCATGCTGCTCCGCTCCGCTGCCCAGCTCGAAGATGAGGCGGTGGCGGCATGAACCGTAAACCATCCCCTGAAACCGCACAGCCTTATCCCTTCGAAGCGATTCTGGAGGATATTCAGAATCGCTCTCGCCGGCGCCTTGATCGCTTTAACTTACTCGCTGCCCTGATGCTCCTGGTGGGCGCGATCGCATTCTTTCTGGAGGTGCTGTGATGAAAAACCTTGCTCTGCCATTCCTCGTTATCGCCTGCGCTCTTGTCTATGCTGTGCTCACGTTGGCTCATCCCGTGGCCGTGCTCGCATCCACGCTGAAATAATCCATCGCTTTTCACCTGGAGGACAATTATGAAGTTGAAGAGGTTAGTTTGTCAGACTTGCGGCGCCCAAGTTGCTCTTGGGTGCACCCTTGAAGGCGTGGATTATTGCGCCAGTCATCTGAATCCTAGCGATTACAGGCCGTGCCCTGGAGGCTGTAAGCCGGGCCTTGACGTTATGCCTTATGACTGTTTCATCGCCAAAGGCCCATCGGTTTTGATGGGCGCAAAAACCATTGCACGCGCGATCTCGAAAACCATGGCTAAGCGCATCGCGAATGCGCTCAACAAACACACACCGAATCGCGAGGGAGTCTAACATGGATCCTCTTAAATCACTGACCTGGCAGCCTGGCGGGATACTCGGACCGCTCAACGAGGGCCATTATGTGCAAGTGGGCATCGGCCTCGGCTTCTATGTTCCTGAAGCTGATTTTGAAACTGTGCAGCGCTTGGCGAATGAAACTCGCAAAGTGCAATTTCTCTCTGTCGATCGCCTCGGCCGGCCGCTCTACGGATCCCGCGAGGATCTGCTGAATAACCCAGACTGCGCCGGGGTCATTGCCTGGATTGTCCCGCGGGTTTAAAGTTCATTTTGTTCCAAGGTACCTGGCCGGTCGCCACACGCAGCGGTGACCGGCCGATTTTTGTGTACTGCATTGTTGCACTATTACTGCATAAAGATATATCGCGCATATCACTTGTATTTCTCGAATATATATTTATAGTCAAAGGCGGAGGAATCCGCATGATTGTAACGATTGGAAATACAAAGGGCGGGGTGGGCAAAACCACTCTGGCCGTGAATCTCACGGTGGCCCTGGCGCTGCGTGATCTCGATATTTTGCTGATCGATGGTGACGAGCAAGCCACCGCGCTGGCGTTTACAGAGCTGAGGAGCACGCGCAGGCCGCAAGGGGCTGGGTATACAGCTGTGGCCCTGCATGGCGCGGCTATACGCACTCAGGTGCGTTTGCTGCGCGCGAAATACGATCACATCATCATCGACGTGGGCGGCCGGGATTCTGGCTCGCTGCGCGCTGCGCTCACTGTCTCGGATTGCCTGGTCATCCCAGCTGCTCCGCGCTCCTTCGATCTGTGGGGCGTCGACCAAACCGCGGACCTGGTGCACGAGGCTTTAGAGATCAATGGCAATCTCCGCGCCTATGCCGTCCTGAACGGTGCGGATCCGCGCGGCCAGGACAATCTCGAGGCGCAGGCGGAGCTCGAGCAATTGAAGGGCATCACGGCCATTCCCTATCGCCTGGTGCGCCGCAAGGCCTACCCGGACGCTGCAGCGGTGGGTCTCAGCGTGTTAGAACTTCCCCCGCACAATCAGGCTGCTCTGGAATTTACGCAGCTCCTCGATTTTCTGTTCGAGCCTGTAGAAACCCTCACTACCGAAAGGACGCTATGACCATCACACGCAATCCAAAAAAGAAACCTGCCTCTATCAGCGAGGCGACGGCTAACAAGTTCATCAAAGGATCCGCGAACGGCGCCGGCCGCCAGCTGGTGCCCGTGCTCATCAAGTTTGAGCGCGGCTTCCTCGATCGCCTGGATCTCCAGGCGCGCAACCGCGGGCTCAACCGTACAGCGTTCGTAATTTCCACTCTCGGCGACCGCATTGCGGAACTTGAATTGATGGCCGGCAAAATATGAATCGGGCGGAGCTGCGCAAAAAAGCTTTTGAGATAGCTGCAGGCCTTATCAAGGATCTGCTGGAATTCCAAACGATGGTGGTTCACCATCTGCACGTGAAAGAAGCGTATTTCGATCGCCGTCGAAAACGCGAAGAGAGGCAAACATGAATGAACTTCCCTTCCAAACCTATGAGCGCATCACCGGCCGCCCGTGGCCCGGTGGGCGCTCTGAAGTCATCCGTATTCTGCTGGCTGTTTTCCATATCGAACATAAGCCGGCATCGATCGAAGCGAATCTCGAGCTGCAGCATTTTATGTTGCGCTCCGAGATAACGTTCAAATATGCAAACATGGCAGCATTCCATCTGGTGACAATCCTGGAGAGCCAATAGCCCGACTTTCCCCGTACCAGACAGTTAGTCTGTTCCCGGAGATCCGGCAAAGCGGGAGGGGAGAGCGCGAGAGGGGAACCGAAGCGGTTTTCCTCTCGCTCGCGCCCATGGAAAATACAGCCGGCCGCTAGCCGCGAACCTAAATCCCAAGCGTCAAACTGCCCACGTTTTACAGGGTCTTTTCTCTGTTCACGGACCGGGGCGCAAGTCGTCAGCGTAGCCCGGAAAACCCGCCTTCCGGCAGGCAAACCCTTTACGGCGCAGTTTTCCCCATCCCCGTTGGGCGCTTCACCGCGGCGACATGGCCATCAACGGCCGGCGCTTACTTTGCTGGGGCTAAACTCTCGAGATTTTTTGTTGAGCACTTCACCGCCACACTCATCCTGTACGCGCGTGCCCACCCTCGGGATGAAGTCACCATGCAAGGGCGCGGCCAGGCGCAACGTGAGAGGGTCGGATTTTGGCGTGTGTTGAATAAGTAACCTCTTACGGTGTAAACCTTGGCAACTCCATCCTTGCAGCAAGGCTTCCCGCATGGCAATATGAATTTGTGGGGGTGTAATACCTCCGATGGTTCCTCTTTCTGTGCAGACCTTGGCAGGATGTTTAGAAAAAGGCACCCTCACAAACATCAAGGCCGGCACCCATCAGGGCAGCCGGCCTTTCTGCTTTCGACGTTCCAAGGATCATCCGAGCTCCTTTTCCATCCTCGCGAGTAATTCGTTGTATTGCTTTTTGTCGAAGACAATCAAGAGGGCGCCGGTGGTCCCGGTGAGAAAAGCTCCCACCTGGTCTCCGTTCGTCTCAACGCTGAACCTTGTGCCTGACTTCACTTTTTGTACCTGGCGCACATCGGTGCTCAGCTCGATTTTTAGATCCTCTTCGCCCATGCGTTTCAGTACATCCAAAGCATTCATCGTTTCATCCTCCAGTCTGGGCCGGTCATGTCGACGGCCACACACATCTCCTGCAGCCGGCTCCACATCCGCATGCCGATGCGATCGCCAAGCGTCTCCTGGCGAGCTGCGCGCGCGTACTCATTTGTGACATTTGTTACATTTGCGCCTGCCGGCAAATTGGCCAGGTTGGTGGTTACGATCACGGGCACTATACGGTTGTATAGCCCTCCGATGAGCAGCTCGATGGTTTCAAAAACCCAGTCGCTCGGCCGGGCGGCGCCCAGCTCGTCAATCACCACTAGGTCCGCATTCAAAAGCGGGCCCAGGATCTGCGCCTGGCTTTCCTTCGCGTCATCGCCATAGCTCGATCGCAGTTTGTCCAGCAGCTCCCGCACATCCACAAATCGGCCATATATGCCCTTGTCTTCGATCAGCTGGCGCAAGGCCGCCGCGGCCAGGTGCGTCTTCCCTACTCCCACGCTGCCCGTAAGCATCAGGCCAGGTGTACGCGAATTGGCTGCCAATCCGGGTACAAACTCGCGCACAAACTGGGTGGCCACCATCAGCGCCCTGCAGTTGGTTTCCGTCTTACGGAAAGTCTTGAAGGTGGCGCCCAGGTAGCCGGCCGGGATCCGCGATCGCGTGATCATAGCCTGGTGCCGCTCCGAGGTCTGACACTTGCAGGGCCTCGAGGCGCGTACCCCGTCGACCTGGACGGGTATAAGCCCCACGCCGCCACATTCAGAGCAGACAGGCATAGAAGGCCCTCAGCGCCCCGCCGCGAGGCTGGCAGGCCTGCGCTGTACCACGAAAGGCACAATGGCCGCATTCGCGAATACAGGGCCGATAGTGGCCGCCTGGAGGGCCGCCCAGCGGTTCGGAAAGCGGCTGGCTCTTTCTGGGTCCACGGTGCGCTCGATCGCGCCAGGCAAAAGGCCCGAAAGGCCGGCAAAGTAGGTTCCGTCAGCCAGGCGGATCACAAATTCCTGATCCTGCTGGCCGGGTCCCATCTCGACGCCTTGAGGCGGCCGGGGAATGGATCTCTCGATTGGCTGAGGCGGTTCGTTGACAATGTGCGCCTTGATTCGTTTCCAAAGTTTCTTCAATTTCATTGGTTCAATGCCTCCGCAAAATCCCGATTAAGTTGAATGCTTCCTGATCCTTCAATAAGCTCGAGCGTGCGCAGACTCGATAACGAGTTACCGAAGCCGCCGCCACTCGCCTCATATCCCGTCGCCTCCGCCAGCTCCGCCTTGGTCATCGCGTGGTTGGATTCGGCGAGCGCCCCTAAAATAAGACGCTCGGCTTTGCCCAGCTTACGTTTCCAGAATTCAAGCAGCTCGATGCCGCTGGGCATCGGATTCCACGCGCCAAGTGCGGCCAGGCCCTCCTGGGTGATCTCGATCGGGTTCGATCCCGCGATATATCCCTGGGTGCGCAGACCAGAAAGGATGTTGCCGAAGCCGCCGGCCGTTACCGAATAGCCGGCGACCGCGGCCACAAAGTTCTTATTCTTGGTGCCATGCTGGGCCAGAACCGTGAGCACGGCGCGCTCGCCTTTGCCCATCTTGCCGTTCGATTCGGCAGTGGGCCGCGGCGCCGTTGTTATCGCATTATTACGTGGTAATGGCTTCTCAGCTAACGACGTCGTAACAGTCGCCGCTTGGATAACGTGCTTAGCCTGGCTGGTGAGATCAATCGACCAGCTAGCGGCGAGGATCGAATCGTGCACGCGAATAATCGTGTGCTCGGCATCCTGCACGCGGGCCAGGGATTCCCGAATGTGCTTCAGAAACTGATCCTGGATCCGTTTGAAGTTGTTCTCGAGGATCTTGGTCAGCTCCGCCTTCTGGGCCTCAATCAGCTTTCCTCGATCGAGAGTTTCTATCTTGCCGGCGGGAAGCTTCGCGGCCAGCTGGCGTTTGAGATCCGCGATCTGCCGGCGGAGCGCAGCCGGATCATCAGCCTCCGCTTTCTCGATGACTTGCTGCATATCCGCCTTCAGCGCGGCCACATCAATCTTGGTCAGAGTTGCGGCCTGGCGCTTCTGTCCAACAGTCGGAGTTGCAGAGGCATCAAAGGTTGTCTTCTTGCCGAAATTGAAACGCGCGAAGACGCGCAGCCAGGACGGCGACCATACATATCCCTCGCCCTGGGTGAGGCCAGGCAGCTGCCCCACCAGGGAGCGATCGGCGCCGACTTCCTGTACCCACTCCTCAAGTGCTTTCCGTTCGTGGGTACCGTTGACCTGGAGGACAAACAAACATTCGACCTGGGAAAGTACTTCCTTGTTCACGCTCTGCGGCCGTTGCGAAATCATCGAAGCGCCGATGCCATAATTGCGGCCCAGGCGAATGATGCTCTCAAAGGCTCCGAGCATGCGCATGTCATCAGGACCTGGGCGCTGTGGCGCGAAAAGCTGAGCCTCTTCTACAAACAGGTGCACCGCGGACTTCTGTGTTTTTTTGAGATGGTAGAACTCCTCTGCGAAGTCCGCGGCAAAGCGCTTTCGCTCGCCCTGTCGAAAGCTCGAGATATCGAGGATCACGGAGATTTGTTTTTCGACCAGCAGCCTGGCCAAGCGCGCGCCGGCGTCGGGAAGGATCGGCACATCGCCGTGCTCGCCGCCCACAATGAAAATATCTTTCCCTTTGCTGTTGCCGTCGGCGCCCACACGCAGGCCGTACCAGTTCCCCACCGGATCAATCACAACAATCTGCGCATGTCGATCGAGCATCTGTTCGGCCATCAGACCGGCGAGATAGGTTTTGCCTGAACCTTTCTTGCCCATGAAACCAAATGTCTGGGTCACTGCATCGAGCGGTACGCGCAGGTTCTTCGCCAGAGCTAAGTCCATCAGATCCTCGCCGGCTGCTTTGCGAGCGCTGCCAGCAGCTGGCGTTCGCGCTCGACCAAGGTGTAGGCCAGGTCCTCGGCATTCGAGTATTGGGCTAAATATTCGGCGCGCTGGCGCTCTTCAAATTCGAGCTTGCCGCTCAGGCCTGGTAGCCCTTCCACCTGCGCGAGCGATTCAAATTTGCCCATAGAAAGCCTCCATATCCTGGAGTAGCTTGCTGCAGGCCACGGCAACTTCCTCGGCCAGGTCCGTGGCGGAGTTGCCGTACTGATAGCTGCGCAGCGCATTCATCGCGGCCTGCAGGGTGAGTACAACTTTCTCGTGGTAATTGCCGGCCGTCGCAATCAGCTTGGCATTGGCGCGCTCTTCGTCCTCTCCCAGGCCTCCCATGAGCACGGCGAGGCCTCCAGGTGCGCCAGGCGCACGAATGATGAACCGTGCGCCCGTCCAATCCCCGATCGGCGCTTCAAGCTCGAGTACTTCCCAGCCCGGCGCCGCGGTTGGCTTCAGAGCGAGTTTGATATCTCCCATCTCATTCGCCATTGCGCGCCACCACCATGCCATCCTCGAGCACGATGCCCACCTTGCCGCTCGAATCCACCTTGGCCATCCAAATCTGGAAGTCATGTTTCTCGGCCAACTTCGCCAGCATTTTCATTGCGTCATCGTCCAGGGCCTCGCCGTGACGAATCGAGAGCACGCGCAGCTTCGGATTGGCCGCCATGCCGATCTCGGTTGAAATCCGGATCTGCTCGCCCTCGCCCAGGTTTTCGAGAGGCAGGCCTTTGTAGAGCACTTTGCTCTCATCGAACACCAGCCCGTCGACGGGGATCTTGGCATTGGCCAGCATGTCGCGCTTCTTCTCGTTGCGTGCATCGATCGCGCGCGTGAGTTTGGTGCTCTCGGCCTCCTTAGCCTCGAAGCGCTTTTTCAGATCGTCATACTGCGCACGTGCGTCGATCGCACGGTTGGTGCGCTGCGCGTTTTGGAGCTCGACGGTGAGGGCGGTGACGTCGATCGGCTCGCCGCTGGGCGCCGCTTCATGAGCCTTAGTGGCATCGGCTGCAGAAGCCTTGAGAGACTTGCGTGCGTTTATCGCTGCCTGCCGGGCCTGCTGTTGTGCTCTCAGCTGCTCTTCGAGATCGCTGATCTTGGCATCCTGCTCGAGAATGAAGCGCTCATTGTCCTCGATCGCCTTCTGTGCTGAGCTGACCTTGCCCGCCAGTGCTTCCTTCTCCCTGAATGTTTCCTGCGCCTTGCGGTTCAGCTCGCCGGCATCGTTCAGTTTGGTCAGAATTGCCGGCTCATCGATCTTCGCTTTGGGCAGGCCCTCGAGCACGGTCATGACATCCAGCTGGGCCTTCAGCTGCTTGGCCTCGCGGTTGATGTCGGTGCGCGCGTCATAATCCTTTTCGTTGTCCGCGTTCAATTTCTCGATCGCTTCGGAATCGACGCCGGCGACCTGGCGCAGCATCTCCACTTTGGCATCGGTGTCCATGCGCACGAATTCAAGCGGATCGAATGTCAGCGTGCCGATGATCTTGTCCAGAAATTCTTGAGGCGTGGTGTCGCGCGTCTTGCCCTTGGCCATCTCGATGTTGATGGTGGGCAGGCCGCCTTCGGTACAGGTGCGCGTGACGGTGAACTCGCCGAAATCGGCTTTCACTCGCAGCTTCTCCGCACCCTTCCGCACCGCGGCCTTGGGCAGAGCTGCTTTGCCTTTCAATACAAACCACAGCGCATCGAGCACGCTGCTCTTACCCTGGCCATTCTTGCCGGTGAGTTTCACCAGGTTGCCATCGGGCCGGATCTCCACCACACGAATCTTTTTGAAGTTCTCCGCTACCAGTTCCAGGATCTTCATTTCGCCTTCTTCCTCGTTTCATTTTTGATGACCACTTCCATCAGGACCATCGGCATAAAACACTTGTTGCAGAATGGTGGATCCTCGCCCCTACAGTCCGCGGCCGGCCGTTTCTCGATCGTTCCGCATCCCACGCATTTCAGCTTGAATGTGGCCTGCTGCGTCATGGCTTGAATTCCTCGGCCGTGAAGTAGCGTTCGCCTCTCGAATCCGGCTTAGCTGTATCCCAAAGAAAGCCCATCTCTTCGCCCAGAGCGCGCCATACGTGGTTGGCATTTTCCTGCGGCGAAGCTGGTTCCATCCCACCGGCGACGATGTAGGGCACAGGCTTGCTCGCCTCGATGACTCGGTTGTACTGCTCGTCCGACAATTGGAAAACTCGTCTCATAGCTCGCTCGCTGATTGCGCCTGGATGTCCTCTACCGTCGCTTCCGCTGGTCGCTTTTACAAGCAAGGCAATCACGTGCTCCTGCAGGGATTTGCCCTGCTCGATGGCCTGCATCTTGAGTTTGTTGACTACGGCCGTATCGATCGCCGGAATCCGTAGCTGCTGCTTTCCGTTCGTTGCCATGGTGGCAATAGTAGCACATCTAGCACATGAGGCAAATACGATCGTAAAAAAGTCTGAAGGAAACTTTGGAGAGTTTCCGGGAAAAAGAAACGGCGCCCCGAAAGGCGCCGCATCTCGCGTACATGCTCTGGCTACGAACCTACTCCGTTGGACCTCCTTTTACTTTGTTGCTCCCTTGGCCGCCGCCACGGTGTTAGCCCAGCGCTGGCGCAGCTGGTTCAATTCCGCCCGTGCCTCGGCATCCATCTTGGTGCCATACTTCAGGCCTGCCCAGAACACAACGGCTGTATAGACCACAATTCCTACCGCATATATCCAGAAATGCATGATTTTCCTCCTTCCCTTCAGGACTTGTTGCCGGCCTTGATGAGGCCGCCCATGACGCTGGCCTGCGATTCGCCTGGCATGGCTGCAATCTGCTTGGCCATCTCGATGCCGGCCGGGATCCCGACAAAGCCCAGCATGATGGTGGCGAACATCGCGTGCATGCTCATCGGAAGTTCTACCGGGGCCTGGCCAAAAAACCGGCAGACCGCGTAATTCCAGATGTACATGATGGTCATCGAAAAACAGAAGAACGCGCGCATCCACATCATGTAATGGTCGTTCGATACGTTCTGCGCCGCCGCCGCGATGACCTTGTTCTGCTGGTCGATCGCCGCTTCCTGCAGCTGCGTCTGCACATCAAGTATGTGCATCTGTGCAGCCTGCTTTGCCTGCGGATCCGGGATGAACTTGTCAATCAGATCCTTGCCGAGATTGATCGCGCTCGAGATCGCGCTGGTTGGATTTACTGCTGCGCCGAGGGCCTGGCCCAGGGCTGATCCTGCGCTAGCCATTTATGCTGCCTCCTCTTGATTGAACAGGTTGAATTCCGCCTCGCGCCTCTTTTTGAGCGCTTCCACTTCCACATGCCCGGCATGATCCCACTGGAGGAGCTGATGGGCTGCGGCGTCATAGTTTCCCGCATTCAGATCGGAGAGCAATGTTGAGCTTGCCAGGCGTCCGGATCCCAGGTTGAACACAAAATCCACCAGGGCATCGAACTGGCCTTGCGTAAGCTCCACTTTCACCAGCCGCCGCACGCTGTCCTCTGCGATCGCCACATCCTTGGCCAGGATCTTGGCTCCGATCGCGAGTGAGATTCCATTTGGAAATGTTTCGCCTGGCAGCAGGCGGTGGCCGTAGCCGATAGTTTTCTTGCCGGCGATATCGGTATACACCGCGCCGCGGAAACCTTCCGACTGCTGCAGAAGTTTCAATCCGATTGAGCTGAGATTCATATGTGCACCCTTAAGAGTTGAATGATTCCGATGATGAATCCGCCGGCGACGGCGATAACGGTGATGGTTTGAGCAATCTCACGAATCAAGCCAAACGCACCGCCGCGGCGTTCGGCGAAGTTGGATAGCCGCTTGATCTCTTCGCTCTGTTTGTTGTTCTGCTCGATGACCTGGTTCCATAACTCCTCTTCGCGTTTGCGATCCTGCCCCCGGCGCAGTTCGATATCGCGCATCTCTTGGTACAGCCTCTGCACTGCCCCGCGCAGCCCGGTATCGATGCCGCTCTTCATGTCGCCGTAGACGGCCGTCGTGACGTCGGTCATCCGTTCGGCGATAACCTTGATGGCGGCCAGGTCTGCAGCATGCGCCTGGATGAGCGCGGCCAGCTGGTGAGAGCGATCGCGCATCTCCTTTTCGATCTCTTTCAATTCCTCCTGGCTTGTCTCATGCTCTGCCATTCTTCACTCCGTGAAGGAATGTCTCAGTTGTGTAAAGAGAAAAAAACGGGTCCGCAGGTATCGCTCCAAGTGTCTGCGACGTAGGTAATCGAAGCATTCAGAGCTCCGCCCGATGTGACATTGTTGGTGGCCGCTCCTGCAGTACATTGAGGCAGGAAGCGCCGCGTGGCTCCCGCCAGAACGGCCGTGCCTGCGTTTCCGGTAAGCCCCACGTTGTAGCGGGAACCGGCCTGCACGGTGCATGGAGCCGTCCAGGATGCCGTAATGTCGTTTCCTGCTGCCGGCGCAAAGGTAGTTCCGACTGTCGGGTTCACATGACACACGAGCGTTCCGCTCGCATCGTAGATGCCCAGGCTGTAGAGGGCTGCGCTATTGTCCGCTGTCGCTACACGATAGGTGATTTTGTTTGCCGTCACCGTGACGGGAAACCAGATCGACCACAGCCTGGTCTGGTTGGCCACCACCTGCGATGTTGGCGAACCCAGCTCATTTGTCCATTCGGTTGCCGAGGGAACCTTGGCCGCCACAAAGGCATCCGTGGCCACTTTGGTGCTCGCATCGGTGCTCGGCTGCGTGGTCGCAGTTATCCCATCGGGCAGCGCCGAAGTGCCGCTTACCGCTGTGCCGGCGGCTGCATAATACGCAAGCTGGTTGAGGGCGCCTGAGTTCACGGTGCCGGATCCGCCTGCGCTGCCAAAGCAATTCAACGGGCACGGCAGCCAGGTGCCATCGTTGCCGGTGCCATCGCTTGAGTAGTAGATGCCGGCATGCTGCACGCGCCCCACCGCTGCGCCCACGCCTCCAGATCCCGCCATGGGCAGCCAGGTGCCATCGCCGCCGCTGCCGTCGCTTGAATAGAACGCGCCCACCTTTGCGGGCCGATAGCCTGCAGCTCCTACCGCGATGGTGAGTGCCGCCGCGATCGCCAGCACAAGCCATGCATTTCTCAATCTTTGCTGCTTCATCATTTGCTCCTTTTACTGGATAACTCTTACGTTGTAAGTACTCGCTGTGGGTGTTCCTGCGATGGCGGCGCACACCGTCACATTCACAGTTCCGGTCGATGGCACCCAGGCCCTCCAGTAGAAAGCATCACCTGGGTAAGTGTTCGGCGTTGCCATCACTGCCATGCCCACGCTGGCGCCGGTGAAACTCGAAGAGACTAAAGAGCACGCGCCGGCGGCGAGCGCTGATCCTCCAACTGATGGGCTTATACCAGCGATGGTTGTCGCTACCGGCGTTCCTCCAACTTTTGTCCCGATCGGCATGTTTGGCGCAATGTCGATGTAGGCCCAGGCGACCCACATATCGTGGCCGCTTATAACCGAGCCGTTTCCTATGCCAATGTCGCCCGTCCTGCCGGTGAAATCGAACGGGATTGTGTAGGTCTGAAGAGACGCCGAGCACGTGACGGTTTGAGAGAAAGCCACCACAGATTGAATTTCGATTTGGGGAACAGCGCTTGTGATCCCGCCTGGACAGAGAAGAGAGATGTACAGCGTTCCCTTCGCTGCCGGAAAGTTCGTCCCGATCGTGAAGAAACCCTTGTGGCTTGGATTTGTCGGATATGCCTGCTGGAAATTCTGGTAAACCCCATTCGACTTTAAAAGTATCTCTCCCCCGCTGGGCGAGTTGGCGTCATCTTGATAGAGGCTGCTCCACGCCTGACTGCCGGGAACGCCGAGAATGAAGTCGTGCGGCCAAAGGAAAAGATCTTCGTGCCGGTAAGGCACGGCCGGATAACCATCTGCGGCAAAATCCGGCTCCTGGCCGCCAAGGACGTTTGGAATTCCTTTCTGCGGCGTGAGCGTCGTGTAAGCAGGGTAAGGAATGCCGCTGGGATAACTGAAACCATTGTTGTATCCGAGCAGCGTGTTGCCCAGGCCCTTGTTGTTCACGGGGCTGTTCGCCGAAAGCCCGTCAAATACATTGCCGATCCCGAAAAGATTGATCTGTCCGCCGCCAGGAAAACAGTAGCAGGTTGAGAAGCGGATATCGAGCCACGCCTGGTTGTTCGTGTCTGCCGATATGCTCATTTCTCCGCTGATCGTGTAGCTGCCCGAATCGGCCCGCACGCCAAAACGAGAGTCGTTGACCATGGACCAGCTTTCGAGCTCTTGGATGTTGATGATCCAGCCAGGCCCATCTGAAAAGTTATTCGGGGCATACATGAACTGTGGCCCGGCCAGCGTGGTGTATTCCACATGATCCATCTCGCTCTCGCCGCCGTTGTAAGTAATCCATGGAAAGCGCGTGATGAAAAACTTCAGATGGTCCCAATGCTGAAAGTCTCCGCCGGTGGTGTAAAAATTATTAATTTCCGATCCGCCCTGAAAGACTCCGAAACTCTGCCCGTAAAAGCTGATGTGATCTGCGTGCAGGCCGTACTGGTTCCAGGCGCCCTGGTTGAACATCGAGCAGGTTGTGCCGGTAGAAGTCGATCCCCCTGTAGAGCTGAAATTGATGTTCTTCATCACCGGGTACTGGCTGCCAGCCGTCTGGCTTGGATTAGGCCAATCCGTCGTCTTGGGGTCGTTATTGTCGAATGCGATCGCGCAGTTGCCGATGTTGGTCGCGACCGGGAGATCAAGAAGCGAGAGATAAGAATGCGCGCTTGCTACCGTGGTCACGGCCGGCGCAGCCAGGGTCACGATCTTCCAGGTACTGGCGCCGCCGTTTGATGTTCCCCAGCAGGGATCCACGGATGCAACGGTGGTGGCAAGATTGCCCATCACCGTCACCGTCGCGCCGCTTGAGTGTGTTGCCGCTGTGGTGCCGGACTGCCCGCGCATGACCGTGATGGTCGAGATTCCGTTGGTCTGTGTTCCCACGTACATCAGGATTTCGGAATCAACTTTCAGATACCCAAAGATGGTTGGCCATGAGCTCGACGTTGCGCCGGTCAGCGCGATGCTGGTTTGTGTCGTGGTGGTGATCGCTGCAGCCAGGGCAGTTGTCGTCACCGTGGCGCCGGCGCCGCCGATCAGAATATTCTGCCCTACGTCGTTGCAGCCGATCGATGCCGTTCCGCCCGCGGTAATCACCGCGCTTCCGCTTGTCATCGAGCCGCCATCAAACCAGCGCCCGGGCCAGCGGTGCAGCAGATTGGGAACGGTGGTTGTCGTGGGAGTCACCGACCTGTCCAGCAGAAAAGAAATGTCCTGTATCAGCCAGGACTGGTTGAAGGTGAAAGATCCGTTTATCGATGGGTCGGGCACATGCAAAATGTCATATCCCGGCTTTCCCCTGATCGTGACTCCATACGAAACCGTCGCCGTCCCGCTGCCGGAAGGCTGCCCCACAAAAGGAACGCCGGTGTACTCGATGGTGCTGGTCAGATAGCAGCCGCCTGGCGGCTTGGGAAAGTAGACCACTGCCGGCGCAGAATTCCCCGTCTTATAACTTTGCGCTACTGTCATCGCCGCGACGATCGCGTTGTGGTCATCGGTTATGCAATCGCCCTTCGCGCCGTAAGTCAGAACGTTGATTTGCGTGTTCGCATTCAGGATGATGCTGCCCCTGGTATCAGTTGCGCCGACTCCGCAGAAAGCACCCGAGCAATTTCCCTGCAGCTGGCCCGAGCTGCCGGCTGGGTTCGCGGCCGTCCCGCCGGCTGAGACACATTGATTGGTGGCGATGTTGTAAATCGGTGTCGTTCCGCCGCAGCCTGTCGGCCATCCAATGCCCGTGTGGGGGTTGATGGGATGGCTTGGCTGCGCGTGTCCGAATAGGACGGCAAAAAAGAAGAGAAGCAGGAAAAGCATCACTTGCGCAAGCAGCCGTTCGCGCGGGCCAAAAACCTTGGCACTGTCCTTAAACAACACAAAGCGCATTAATTTTGTCCGGTGTCCCATCGGGTCCAATCTCCGTTGCAAAGTTGAGGGTGATTGCCGTTCCCACCGAACTCCAGTCGGCTGGGTCGAGAATCGTGCCGTTGTAAAGTACTGCGACAATCAATCTGGCGCCAGGGGCCACATAGTTCACCCCCGGCACAGCGCCCGTGCAGGCAATCACTTTCAGGAACTGCAGCGGGAATCCGTAAGGTGCGACAATCTGCGCCGCCTCGCTCAGATCGATTATGCCGGCGCCGTCGAAGCGATAGTTGCCCGCCTGAATCACGTTCTTCTCGGCGTCAAGTACTGCAACCTCGTAGAAGGTGACATCTGGACCTGGAGTAATCACGTCATTGCCATACAGGTCAATTGAGAGCGGCGTGGATCCGACTTGGGGCCCTACGAGTTTGGGAATGGTCGCATCCGCAAGGATGCATGTTCCCGGTACCGCCGGAACGATCGGTCCGGATCCGCAAAGAGTGATGCGCAGATAGCCGCCCATCTCCGCACCCGCGAGAATGGATTCGAGATTGGCGGTGAGCGTGATTTGCGGAGTCAGTGCCATTTGCGCCTCACTTGAAAAACCAGACTGGACCTACATGCGCTGTCCGTGGATGGTCATCCGGATTGCCGAGTATTTCTTTCTTGAACCATGGTTCGACCGAAAAAGCCGGATCGATGTAGAACAATGCCCCCCCGGTCAGATCCTCAGAAATCTCCGAAGTGTAGAGCTCATCCAGGCGGTTCAGAAACACCCGCACATTGCCCGTGCGTATATTCGGTATATCCGGCGGGTATATCGTTCCCCGCTTCGCCGGCGCCGTCTGGGCAACCTCGAGCCAGTCACCCCATCCCTGGAAAACACGGTTGCGCAGAGTCTGGGCTACGGCCAGCATGTTGTTTACGCCGCCATACCGGCTTCCCTCTTCGATCGCAAATTCTGCGATCTTCGCCCGTGTGAAGGTGTCGAGATTCATTACTCGTCCGTTTCTATCCAGCGGTTCAGTTTGCGCGTCATGGAGATCTGCATATCCAGACCCACTTTGCCGTGAGCAGTGTTGAATATTCTGCGATCGCCGTGCTTGTCCCGATAGAGGAAAGCCCCGACATAGCCCACCAGTCGCCGGCCGCCCGTCTGCTTTTGAAAATCTCTGACCAACTTGGTCAACTGGCGCGTGGCATCGTCATATTCCTCGCTGCAGTCGATCGCTGTCAGGCCGCTCTTCTTGGCGCGAAGCTGCTTGTCTCTCATTTCGAGATCCGGCCAGTTCTTCGCGCCTGGCACAGTTTTGTTCATATCGGCCTCCCCACCTTGATCTGGCGATAGACCTTCAGCTGCTGGCGGTACCAGCTGCCGGCTTCCCCGATCGGCCGGCCGAAAGCTTTGTCCACTTCTTCTTCCGTGAGGATCTCGGCCACAATCAGCACGAGCATGGCCGTGCGCCATCCGCGGTACTTCTCCTTGGTGGCCACGCCATATTCGTCGAAGCGCATGATGCTCCACTCGGGGCCAGGATCCTGGAGGCTCGTGAGCGTGCGGCGAACCTTGCGGCCTTCGCGGCAAGCCATGTAGTTCTCAAAAAGCAGATCCTTCTGCCGCTGTGTGCTCACGTGGGCCAGCTCCTCGAGATAACCGGCCTCATCCATCGCCACCGGCGAAACCCAGGCATTGACTCCCACCAGGCCGTGACGTGTCCAATCGTTCAGCCAGATCCGCGCATCGCGGTGTTCTTCTTCCCGCGCGTCGACGCCGGCCGCGCGAAGCTTGCGGAGTACTTCGCTGGCATAGAGCACATTCACCATGCGCTCTTTTTCGTGCTCCTCTGCCCAGCGTTCCTGACCTGGCAGGTGCTGCCGTTTGGCTTTCTCGCGATTCGATTCGTAAAGCTCAAGGTTTTCATCGACCCATGCGGATGGATCGTTCTCGACCCTGCGCAGCATGGAGATGGCGGGGTCATAGTGGCCGGGCGTATCGAACTCCCGATCAAAATCGAGGTTCTTCATTTTCTTGCGATCGAGCGTTCTTTGCCGCACGGCCGCCCAGTCGAATTGATCCCAGTCGCGATCGCGAATTTCCCGTCCGCCCTTCAGCTCCGCCGCCGCTCGTGCCAGGCCTGGGTCATACTTCAGCGTTGGCGCGCTCTGGTGTTGGATCGGGATGATGATATGCGGCATATATTCCTCTAATAGCTGGCGTATATCTTCCAGCATTTCGTGGGGCGTTTTACCTTCCCAGAAAAAGGGGTACGGAGGGGTAGGCTCGATGGCCGCCCCTCCGTCCTGGTTTACTTGGCCGGTTCCAGGTTCGGATCGATCTCCGTCACCACCGGTCCGGTTCCCGTGCTCGCCGCTCCCGCGATGGCCTGGTTGGGCGATAGCGGAGCTGCTGCTGGCGCTGAGGTCGTGGCCTGGCCTTCCGGGTCCGCGGCGGCCGGCTCTTCGGTGGTTGCCGAATCGGTGGCCTTGACTGTTTCGCCAGGCGCTGGCTGCACATCAAAAGCGATCTTGATGCTAGTCAGCACGGGCGCCGGAGGAGGCGGTGGAGGAGGATTGGTGATGTTTACTTCAACTTCCTCGGTATCGCTCAGCTCCTTGCCTTCGGCGGTTTTGAGCGAAACCTCGACATTGGCGATGCCATCCGCCAGGGCCGTAATTGTTGCCGTTTCGCCGTCCGGATCTTCAACGAGTGATGCGACTTTTTCGTCGTCAATGATGAACGTAGCCGGCGGCATGACGAAATCTGCCGGCATGGGGTTGCCGTTCTGGTCAAATCCAAGGACGGAAGCGATGGCTACCTGTCCCGCTACGGTGAGAATTACTGTTCCTGTTACTGGCGCCATGGCGCACTCTCCTTGTTGGGTTTTGAAAACAACTTTGATTCGTGTCAGCCGCGGTCTATGTCCGCGCTCGCGTTCTCGCAATTCCTCGAGCAGCTCTGCGGCCTCTCGCTCTTCTTGCTCGATGCGCTTCCTTCGCGCAGCAAACCAATCGAGGATCCTGCGTTCCCAGCCCTCCATCACTGCTGCTCCTCCTCGCCCGTCTGTTCTTCGGCCGGCTGCTGCTGCTCCTGAAGGGGCGTAGCGATCGCGCGCGCAATCAGCGGGGCATAGTGCTGTGGACTGAGATTGTTTCGCGCTGCAAAGTCGAGCAGCTTGCCCACGTTGGGGTTGGTTGCAGCTTGTCGCATCACGTAACGCATGCCATCGGCGAGAGCTGCGCCGGTCACTGCGCCCGTCCACGCATCCGCTCCGACGGTGTGAGCGATCGCGGCGCCGGCCATGGCGCCCATGCCGCCGCGGCCGATGTGCCTCCCCATCTCGAGCATGGTTTCTTTGGCCACACTCGAAGCCGCGCGTGCTGTCGAAGCATTTGAGAGCAGCATCGTGATGCGCTTCAAATTCGTGACGCCTTCCGATCCAATGAGCCGCTCTGCATCGGCGCGGTTCGTGCCTTTGCTTAGCCAGGCCTCGAGCGCCTTGGTGCGTCCGGTCATGATCCGCGGCAGGCCTCGCTCGCTTTCCTCGGACGTGATGCCGTTCATCATCCGCTCTGTCACGTTGTGCAGGTTGGCGAGCGTCATCGAATCGCGCCATGCCGATCGAGCTGCCCGATAGTCCGTTGGCGAAATGGCGCTGGCATGGCGGGTCATGAGATTGTCGATTGCCTCATTGGCTTCGCTCAACCTGGTCTCGGCCGCTTCGACGGCTTCCATGCTCGAGGCCGATCGAATGACCTTTTGCGCAGCTTTGACCTGGCCATTGAATTTTGAGAAATCGCCGCCGCTTACGCGATCGAGGGTTTCGTAAATCGGCTTCGCCGCGGCCTGCACCTGTGCTGCAGCATCGCCGAATGTATGGACCTGGCCCACGGCCGCATTGACGTCCGCCGGCGCGAAGCGCTGCACATAAGGACTCGCATGGTAGAGTCCCAGCTGCTCCTGCAGGGCCTTGAATTGGTCATCGATCAGGCTCTGTTGTTTCGTTGGCAGGCTGTCATAAGTCGGACTCTGGCGCAGATCGTCAAGCTGCTGCAGCCAGGCCTCGGCCTCGCGCGGATCCGTCGTCTGGAGATTCCCGCCGCCGCCTACGATCTCACCACGTGCCTCCGGAGTGCGCTGGGTACGGATATCGGCGCCGGTGCCGCCTTCAGCACCTGGGATGGGGTGGCCATTCACAAACTCGGCCGTGCGTGTGGGTGCGCTCTCGGCCGTGAATCGTGGATCCTTGAAAGCCGCGCGCGGTTCCTGGGCTGCAGAGTGCGCAATCTCGCCGGTAGGCGTTTCCGTCGTTCCTGGTCCCTCGAGTGTGAAGGTGAAAGGTTCCGCGCCTTCGCCGGCGCCGAGCCTGGGCACGCCTTCTGCTGCAGGCTCTACAGCGCGGTTGCCGTAAAGGTTGACCCATGTCAGTGCGTTCCCTGCTCCCTGGCGCGCCGTGTTGCCCAGAACGGCCTGGGCGCCGGTTTGCTGAGCAGCTGCGATCTTCGGAGCGCCGGCTGCATTGGTGCCTGTCGGCTCGCCGGCTTCGTTCACTTGTTCGGCCAGGGCGGGGATCTCCTCGCCGGCGACGTTGAGGACTTTGGGGGCGCGCTTCAGGAGTGCCCTTCCTGCAGCTCCTACGGCCTCTGTAGCGCCGCGCGTGGCTCCGCCGAATACGGCCGCCTCGGCAGCCTGGCCGGGATCCATGGTGTGGCCATACGTTTGCGCGCCCATCAGGGTGGCGTCTTTTGCGACTTTCAATCCGATGGCCATCAGTCCCGCAATTTTTGAATTGCCTTTGATGACCTGAGCCACCTGCTGGGCCTGTTTCAGATGCTCGGCGGTGTCGACGGCGCCGACGGCCGGGCCCACCATTTTCAAAAGTCCGTCAGTACCCATGTACTCGAGCACCTGTTCACCGATGGCGCCCACGTTTTGCCAGAATCCCTCCGGTGGCCCTCCCGATCGCAACCAGTTCGCGGCATCATGCAGATGCTTGTCGACGGTTGCAGCCAGGGCGGTCTTGTTGGGCTCTCCTTCGCCGGTTGGGTTTCCGATCGTCGGCGGAGTGCTGGGCGTCGAAATCATGTCGAGCACATTTCCCACCAGGTGGGCGGCCGAATTGATGACACCGGATCCGGTTCCACTGAGCGGCTGCAGCCAGGATGGATCCTGCGAGGAGTCGGTGATGCGCTGCATGCCAGTCGGCGCGGGGGCGGATCCTGGATTCGCACCCCCGGCCGGCTGTGAGGCGGCGGGGGATGAGCCCGCGGCCAGCTTCGCACCTGGTGGCAACGGAGGCAGACCGCCACCCACCGGTGCGAGTTTCGCTCCTGGAGGCAAAGGGGGAAGATTTAGGGCTGCGCGGGTACCCATTGTCCACCTCTCACCACAAGGGTTGTTTTGCCATCAGCTGCGATCGCAGTCGGTTCCCCGGGCGTGATCTTCACCGGCGCGGGTCCGCCTGCAGGCGTCAAGGGTTTCGCCGGCGAGTACTCCTCGCCATAGCGCTGCTGGATGTAGCGGTTATTGCGCGCCATGGCTGAACGTGCGCCATTCAGGATTTCGCGCGTGGTTTGAACCGCGCCGCGCAGATCTTTGATGGTGGGGTTTGATCCAAACTGGCGTTGCGCCGTCTTCAGTTTGAGATCCGATTCGCCACTGCCGAGCAGCGGGTTACCGATCAGAGTGCCGAGCGCGGTTTGTGTGTCGCTCAGGGCCTGGTCGAAGTTCTTTGCAGCCTCGAGGCCCAGCGTTCTTTTCGCCCATAACTTCACTTCGTTGATCGGTGCGTTATCGCCCAGGCCTGCGCGCTTGGCCAGGTCTGTCACGAGATCAAGCTGCGAGGGCACACCGGGCGCTCCCAGCATGCGATCGATGCCGATCAAAAACGCCTGCGTCTTCGGCGCTTCGGCGAAGTGTGATTCCTGGCGAATGATTTCGGGCGAGTAGGGCAAGCCGAAATGCGCTCGCGAGTAAGCATCAGCAGCAGCGGCATAGTGCGCCGCGCTGGGCTGGCCTTTAGTCGTGCGCAGAGGAATGTCCTTGCCCGCGAGATAGCGGCCAGATGCCAACCCTTCGGAAATGTCATCGGCTTCGCTTGTGCCTCCACCGCCGGTTCCTGCCGCTGCAGCATTGGCATCGGCTTCGCGCGCCTGAGCATAGCTCAGTGTGTTTTCCGCCTTGGTGCGGCTGGCTTCGCGTCTCTGATCTTCTGCCTTGTGGAACTCATCGAGCGCATCTTTCGATTGCCCCATCAGCAATTTCGAAGCCTGGTCATTCGAGATCGATCCCGATGGAATGGTGAACGTCTCTTCATTCAGCTTTCCGTCTTTGATCGATTTCACCGTGATGGGAATGTCTTTGGTGATTTTCGAGCTGAGCCAGTCCGGAGTCACCAGTGCAGCGTGAATGCCGTCAACCTTGCCGTTGCCATCCACATGGGGAATCGCAATCAATTGCCCGTTGGCCTGGTGATCATGGAGCTGCGGCATGTCCTTGAACGTTTTGATCACGGATGGAAAATCAGGAAACACTCCCATGTCCTGCGATCCCTCGCCGCCTTCGGCAATCATCTTGGTGAAGTTGGTTTCGCGTTCCGAATCGGCCACCGTGGCTTCAACCTGTGCGCGTCCAAGCCGGAAGGCGGATTCGGCGATCTGGTGAGAAAGAAGAGCATTTTGCGCGTTCGAAGTTGCAGCCTTTTGCTGCATTTCGAAGTCTTCGTTGGCCTGCTGGCGCTGCCGCTGCACATTCTGCTCGCCCTGCTGTGTGCCGGCCTGGATGCCCAGGCCGATCTTTCGCGACGTGGATCCTGGTCCGGTACCACCGCCGGCTGCTGCAGCTCCATAGCCGGCCAGGGCGCCTGAGATGATGCGCTTCCACTGCTGGCCTGGTCCGCTCTTCACCGCGGTGGCCACCATCTTGCCGGTTGCCGGATCGCGCGCCAGCGTCACGTCCGAGGATCCGCCCAGAGCATTCAGGATCCCGTGGTAGACCTTCGATCCCCAACTGTCGGCCTTTTGCTGCTCAAGGGGAATCTGCGCAGCCTGTTCACCCGGCGCAGCGCGCTGCACGTCCGGCTGCGCCGGCGTCGAGGTTGCGGGCGCAGTCGCCTGCGGTGACGCGGGCGTGGGCTGAGCAGCTTCCGGCGGGGGTTGCGCTGGGTTCTGCTGCTGCGGTGTGTCATCGACTTCAGTAGCTGTATTCATATCCACTCCCAATTCGCTTAGCCGCCTGGCGTTTTAAATCCGCCCATTGCCCATCCACCTGTTGCTTGCCCTACCGCTCCGCCCAGCGCGCCGAGCACATTGCCCCACACGGCTTCCTGCTCCTGGGTGATGGCATTGGCTTCGCTGTTGGCTGTTCCCGCCGCGTTGTTCGCGGATCCGGAAAAGCTATTCGGATTCCAGCCCGCGGCCAGATCCTCCTCGCCGGCGACGGCGGCCTGGTACTCGTTGTAGCCCTGCTGATATCCGGCCTCGGTGATACCCAGCTGCTCCGCGCTCTCGGTTGCGGCGCCGGTCGCGGCCAGCTCCTCGGCTTCCTGGTTTTGCGGTCCGCCGGTCAGGTTCACGTTACTGGTGCCGCCGCCCTGGGTCGCCTGGTTCTCCTGGAGGGCTTTTTTTGCTTTGGCATACTCATTCGCCGTTCCCTCCGTGGCCTGGGTGCGCAGTGTCTGATCCTCTTCGGCGTTGAACCCGTACTGGTTCGGACCCTTTTTCAAAATCGGATCAAACTGGGCATTCAGCTTGCTCTGGATGGCGCTGAAATTCGAATAGGCAGTGTTGTAGGCATCGATTTGCGTCTTGTAGAACTGAGCCTCTTCACTCTGCAAATCAAGCTGGGTCTGGGATGGTCCGCCACACATCAGGCTGCCTCCTTCGGTTTATTTTGGCCAGGGCGCGCGATGAGGCGCACCATTTCATTCGGGCTCTCCACAAAACCGAGCCGTTTTTCGGCCATCTCTGCCAGCTCGCGATCCTCAGTTTCAAAGATCCATTCTTCGGCGCCGGCTTTAGCCAGGGCGACTTCGAGATAGGCCATGCCTTTGAGCAGCGCCAGCGAAGCGCGATGCCGGCTCTTGCGGCTCTGCGCCGGCGCAAACTGGATATTCACGCGCGAAGCCCGGCTCAGACGGATAAAGAACACCACGCCGGTTTTGTCCTCGAGGGCGCAGCAGGTGGGGCGCGGATCCTCCGCGGTTTCGCCCCTCTCATCGGTGGCCAGGCCCATGAAAAATTCCGGATCAAGCAGGCCGCGATGACGCTTGTCGGCCTCAATCCAGGCCTCGAGTGCAGGCCGGTCCTCGCCTGTGACCGCGCGCAGTGTATATCCGTCGAATTCAGCTAGTATTTCCCGCATATATCTCTCGGCTATAGTTTGGCGATCGGAAGGTAACGCCGGAACGGCACTTGGCTGCCCCGGTAGAACTGGCGCGCGTAGACATCTGCCCCGCTCGCCTGGGTGGGAAGGCTCGCAATCATCAGCACGCCCACGCCTTCGGTGCCGCGCTCGATCGGCGGAGTGGGGTGTGCAATCGGCATCGGATGCGTCGGTGCGGGTGGCTGCACGGGTTTACCGCGTGGGTTGACCATTACTTCCTCGCTTTCTCGGGCAGGCGTCCGTAGGTGGTGTGGGTAAGAAGTTCGTTGGGATAGGGCTCGGCCTTCCAGCTGATCTCCGTCTGCAGGTGCCGGCAGATCACTGGCTGCGCATCCTGCATCGCCCAGAAACGTCGCGTCGTGACGGTCTTCGAGGCGGGCAGGTTCGGAGGATCGTTTGAAACGTTGACGAGGTTTGAAAATGTTCCGCTGATCTCGTCATAGAGCAAGCCGAGCGAGAGGGGGGAACTGCCCGCGATCGCGATTTCTTCGGTAACGACAAATTGCACGCCTACGGTTGTGCCAGGCTGCGCCACAACCATGCTGCCGATGATCGCGGTGGCCTCGTAAGAGACGCCGTTGTCGGTGCTCACGGTCGAGTCGCGCATCAGGATGGGACCTGGCGCCGCCGGTCCCAGGAGTAGGCGTTTCTGGCCAGGCTGAACTTCAATCGAAGCGATCGCTTTGACGCCGTTCGTAATCAGCGCGCGCGGACTCCATACGTTGCCGCTCTCTGGCGCCGCCACCGCGGCCATGCGGAACCAGCCGAGCGAACCATCTGCAACGTATAGCGCCATGTCCGCGCTTGAGCCCTGATGCCACGCCATGTAAGTGGCGTCCGTGGTGTAGAGCTCGTTAAAGAGATCGCCGATCGGAAATCCTACTTCGACCTCGCCGGCGCCGGGATCCATCGAGACCACCTGCCCGGAAGTCAGCATGCCATAAGCTGTCGATCCGTTGACCGCGAAAGCATCCTGGTTGGCCAGGCCTACGCCCTGCTGGAAGTTGATGACATAGAAAGGCGAGCTACTGGTGCCCTGGCCCAGCACCACCCACACATCGGAATTGGTGTACACAATCAGGCCGATCGACGTCGGCCAGCACGTCACGCCCAGCGAGGGGAAGGTGAATTCGTTGCCTGGCGGGAAAGCTTCGTTGCCGCTGCCGGTGATGGTGTCCGGACCGCCGGACCACTTCAGCTTGTTTCTGACAAAGCCCCATATGCGCGTGAGGTAGTAGCACTGTGGCGTGAATCCAGCCGGCGGGGGATCATTCGAATCTGAGATCGGCGCGGTGATGAATTCATTCAGCGCGCTATCGGGCTTGGTGTCGGTATAGATCCACGAAAGCGCCAGGCCGCCAGCTCCGATCGCGGGATTCGCAAATTCATCTTCATAGAGAAGCGTGCTTCCGCCCTGCAGCGTGCGCCACAAAACAATCGTGTCGATCTGGTCATCACCAGGCAGGCCTGGACCCTGAATTACAGCCTGGTTCGATTGCGATACGGTCAACTTGAGCGAAAGAGGGCTGGCTGTGGAGATGTGCCCGGTAATTGAATTCTTGCCGCTATAGGCCCATTGCCATGCGCCCGTGTTCGCCGGCGTGTAGGGACCGGCATTTAACCACTCCTCAGCCCCGTCGGTAGTGAATTCGCCGGCCTCGGTTTTCCAGGCCGGCGCAGCTCCTCCGGTTTTCGCGACATTCAAAGGATTCTGAAGGTTGCCATTCGCGTCCTCGATCGTAGTGGCGGTGCTGACACTCTGCGCAGCTCCCGGCCATGCCGGCGCGGTGCCGATGTTTGTCCAGACCACCGTGCCGTCATTGACCGTGGTGGCGTTGCCATTGCTCCAATCTGGTGCGTTCGCCCCGCTGACTCCGGCCGTCGTGCACTCAAAAGCCCGCGTCACCGTCACCGAAGTTTGGGTCTGCACATAGTAAGGCGGATAGGGAATCGGTTGCGCGGTGGTGATGTAGTACGTGAAATTGACCACCACCACAGCACCCACAGCAAAAGCCGTTGTGGCGTTCCATGTGGGCGGTCCGAGGCAGGTCCATGCCGCGGTATTGTCGGCCGTGACGCCACCTACCACCACGCTCCACGCCGGTGCCGCGCCGCCCGTCACGCCGCCCGTGGTCAGCTTCTGTACATTGCCATTCGAATCGATAATGACAAAGGCGCCAGGCGCATACCAGGTGTTCGCTGCCCAGGCCGGATAAATGCTTGGAGCAGCAACCTGGGTAACCGTAGGCGCGATGAGCGGGGTATCAATGCCCCATTTCTGGACGGCGGATCCTTTATCGATCCACTGCAGGCCTCCGTCCTGTGTTGCCAGGCTCAGCACGGCATTCCATACCGGTTGAGCTGCTCCGCTGATGCCGGTGCCCGTGGTAGCCGTCCCTGTTTCCGGACTGAATGCGGTGATGGGCGGCAGGCCTCCGCCGAAGACGATAAAGAATGCCTGCAGACTCGAGATCGGCTGAACGGTGTAGGGAGTCGTAACGTTTAGCCCCGGTATGGTCGTGAGCCCAGCCAAGGTGAGGGAGATATTGTTCTGGATATCGAGCGGCGTCGTCGAATCAAAAAACAACGTTACTTTGCGTCCCAGGCCTCCATTGACTGACTCGATCTGGATGTTGACGATGTTTGCCGTCTGCCCGCCGATCGCCTGCTGAAGGTTGCCATTCGAATCGACAATAAAATCGCCCTGCTTGTATTGAGTGAGCGCAGTCCATCCAAGAGCACTCAACACCCATTTTTCGCGATCGATGCTATCCGCGAAATAGCAGATGTTTCCCACGCTCTGAAAACTCGTGCGGCCGGCCAGGGGACTCTTAGGCCAGAGCACCAGGTTGTTCGCCGGCCCGCTCACATCGCGCACGGTAGCCGCGCCGTTTGCAGGTCCTGTAAAAATCTGGCCGGTATCGGCCGTTTGCGGGTAGAGGGCAGCCCCGAATTGGAAGCACAGCTGGTTTGGCGCTAGAGCCAGGCCGAATAACGAGCCAAATACTGGCGCGAGCGTCTGCCCGTTCAGAGCGGGATAGTTGGTCAATCCCGTAAAGCTCACCGGGTTCCAGGGCGGTGCGTTTTCGGCAAGTGTGACGACGGTGACAAAAAAGAAAGGCCCGACGTGGCCCATCTGCCGCGACAGCACCGTGACGCCGGTGATCCCTACCTGCGCCGCATCGACGCTGGCCAGGACGTGAATCTGCTCGCTCGATCCGGAGAACGCGCGGAATTCGTAGAAACGATTGATGGGCGGGAAAAGCCCGTTGTTATACACCGAATTGCCCGGCCGGCGCGCCAAAGTGAGGCGCGTGGTGATTTCGGTGTTCTGGCCTCCAATCAGCCGCTCAAACCGGATCGCCGCATAAAACTTCTGATAGAGATAGGGCACAGCACCCGCGCCGAGCGGATTGCCCTGCGTCCACATGCCGGTAAAAAATTCATTGGTGTGCAGGGCCGCGGCGGCGATCGGCGCAACCTGGGCACCAGCGGCAATCAGCGGAGAGTCCGGCATTAAGTCTCCCTCGCCTTGTAGCGTTCAGTTGTCGAGAGCTGGGTACCCTGCAGCTGCGCCATCACTCGCGTCCAGTTGGCGAGGAAGATGTTGCGCTCGAGATCCGTGATGCCGCCCTGCGCTCCGAGCAGGGAAGCGATGAATTTCGCGTTGTACTCGTTAAAGCGCGCATCGGCGCCAATCAGGCTCATCAGCGCCAGGTGACCCCACTGGCAGAGATAGTTCTTTTCATCTGGTACCGGCGCCCAGGTGAAAGCCAGCGAAGCCAGGATGGGAGCCTTTTTCTGATAGGGAAGGGTGACGTTGTAATTCTGATCCGGTGCCGGCGTCAGTCGAAATGTGATGTTACCCAGACCGTCATCAAGAAACGGCGAACAGAAGCTGGGCCTGGCATTCGATGCGTCGATATGCAGAAGGTTTTTGACGGCGATTTCGAAAGGCTTGCCGGTGGCCACCGCCTGCACTGTGCCGCCTTCGAGGAAATTGAAATCGGTGAGACCTCCTACTACGTGATCCTGGGTTGCCGAAGCGAAGTTCACCAGGCCGCGATTCCATGGCCATGCAAAGGGCGGTCCGAGGATCGTCTGCAGCACAAGATTTGCCGCGCCAAGCGCCGGTTCCATTCCGTTGATCAACACGGGCTGCTGTTCGAGAAAGGCCTTTTCCCAATTGATCGTGTTTTGAATGGTGATTGTGCTGGGCACGGTTTATTTCCTTCTCTTTGTCTTCCATCTGCTGGCAGAACTTTTCTTCGCGCTGTGCTTCACTTTGTATGCCACGCCGGCGACAACCGCCGTTTTCAAATTCGGCGCCGGGATTCCGTGCATGTGCCGGTATGCGTTCCATTTCGCATAAGCCTTCTTCGACTTGAAATGTTCCGTTGGCATGCTTATCTCCCTGGCCAGACGTTGTAGAGGTAGGGATTGGCGGGGCCGATATCAATGCCGCCCTGCGGAGCAACCGCGCTGCGATCGGGAATGAAGCCGCAATTGTCCGGCTCGCGATCGCCTTGCTTCATCGCCTGCTCCATGGCCAGCAGCCAGGATTCATGCAGGCCGCGCGGGCCGTCGTACTGCGCGCGCATCTGCGGATTCGGACTCATCTTGTAGCAGCCTGCAATGAAGCCGGTGCGGAACCAATTGGCGTAATCGTCCGGAATCGGATTGATGAGCTGCGAGGGCACAGTGAAAGCCGGCGGGGCCTGCATCTGCGCCACCACGTTTACCTGGTAAACGACGCCTTGTTGCGGCGGCAGGGGCTTCAGTCGGAAGCCCTGGGAGTTCGGGCCGGCAACCGTCCAAACGCAGCTGCCATCGTTCACATTCGTTCCTTCGGGCGAATTCGCTGGCAGTGCGGGCGCCGCGAGCCCGGTCGTTCCGTAGGTCGTGAGCACCAGGATGTTGTTATTCACGTCGAGGATATTGATCGCTGGATTGGTGGGCGTGATGACGGCGCCGAGCGGCTGCGTGTACTTCTGATTGGGGCCTGGCCAGACGCCTTGCACCAGCTGGTTATTCGGGTACCAGGCAATTTTCGAGGGCGGGTTGCCCGAGATCGACGTTACTTCGAGATCCCGGACAACTTCAATCGGATAGGTGGGCTTGGGGAGGGCAGTATTGTTGATGTCGATCCAATAGGCGTTTTCGAGCCATCCGATCGGGCTTGTCTGCGCCAGCTGCGCATAGTCCTGCTCCCAGCTCGAGGTATAGAACGGGCGCACCTTCATCCGATTCCATTTCCAATTGAAGCGCTGGGCAATCATGTCCAGCATCACATCGGTGGCGATGCCGAGCGCGGTGGTCATCGAATAGCCGCCTGTGGGGAGCACGGGTCCGAGCTCGCCCATGGAGCTGACATAGTCGATGACCGATTGAACGCTGACTGTGGAGCTGCCCATCGTATCCTTCTTCCCGCTATAAGTAGGGGCTAACTAGCACCTACTTATGCCGCCGGGATGACCTCGAAGATCTTCGATCCGGAGGGCGAATTGTCCGTCGGATATTCGAGCCACTTCTGCCATTCGGCCCACATCGCGTTATAGAGTTCGCGATTGGTTTTTCTCAGCTCAGGCCTGGGCTTCCACACTTCCTTGCCGCAACGGGTGCAGCTGATGCACATATCGCCGTTCGGGTAAGTGTTCTGATTGATCGAGTAGTTGGCGTCCGAACCTTTGGCGAAATTGTTGTTACGGCCGCCCTTGCGGTGCTTGCAGATGGACTGCCGGCGTAGGCGTTCGCTCTCGCTCTTTTTGAAGTCCAGCGCCTGGCGCTCGCGATCGCGGGTGAGACGTTCTTTCTTCTCCTGCCGTTCACCCATCTCCTCGCGCATACGATCGATCTGCATGCGCTTGTATTCGAGCTCGATCGCCTCGAGCTCACTCAATTCAACTGTCTTCTTCGGTGCCATTGCCAGGTCTCCTGCATGGTTATGCATGGAGGGGCCGTTTTTATGCAGCAAGCGGCCCCCTGGATGCGGGTGAGGGTTTAGCTGATGAGTGTGGGAGCGTCGATGTAGCGCACACGCCCGACCGTGTCCGGAACCACTCCAACCGCGAAGTTGAAGTTGTAGGCCGTCGATCCGCCGATCATCATGGCCGGGTCGGAAACGCTGGCATCGTCGTAGCGCTTGGTGATGACCTTCAGATTCCGCCAGTCACCATCGCCCAGCTCAGTCATTTCCTTGGCGCCCATCGAAATGGTGATCACGCCATCCTTGCCGTAGATGTAGGTACGGAAAGCGGTCACGCCGGCATGGCCCAGGTAATTCAGGGTCTGGGTCACAATCGTGGTTTCGTAGAAACGCACGCCTGCCCATTCCAGGGCTTCTACATACTCACCCTCGCCGCCTGGCAGCTCCTTCAAGAGATCCACGCCCTCCATGTGCCGCTTCAGGACATCGGTGAAGGAATTGTTGGCCGCGTCGTTCAACGCATCGCCCCAGCAGAATGGGGTGATCAGGCCGCAGAACTTTCCTTCTTCCATCGGCTTCACATTGCGCCCGCGCAGCGAGGCCACGGCCGAAGTGATGTTGTTTTTGTTGAAGGGCACGTTGAAAGCGTTCTGCACGCTCACGCTGGCGTCGATCACATTCAACCCATCCGTGGTGTTCTTGATGAGATAGGCCACGGTCTGCGCGCACTGGTAGGCCAGCTCCTTGCCGCCGTTTTCAAGAGCGGGGTCGATGGCCAATTGCATGCTAAAGCGCGAATAGTTGAGGTAATCGGCGTAATTGCCGATGACAATCTTGTCCGTGAGGATGTTGATCGTCTCGCCGCTGGTGACGGTGCCTTCGGCGGCCTGGGCCAGATCCGGACCGAAGCTCACATATTCGAACAGGTTGAGCGTGTTGCCGGAATTCTCAGGCAGAGGCCTGCGCTCCACGCATCGATAGTGAGGCGTTTCGGCCTTCAGGTTTTCCACGAAATTCTTGTCGTAGTAATTGACCTGGGTCTGGGTGAGATTCGAGGTTTGGTTCGAGGCTGGCGAGTAGCCGGCGCCGAGCTGCGTCTGCTGGGCCAGGGCGCTGCCTTGTTCGTGGATCAAGAAGGCGATGGCTGATCCCCACATCGCCAACACATAGAGCACCGGCCGCAGAACCTTCTCTACGATCCAGTTTCTCCGCTGAAGGAATGTCTCATCCTTGCGAATCGAAATCATGATGCCGCTCCCGACTTCGCGGGGCGGTCAGTCTTGCCTGGATTTAGCTAGCCCGTCTTTTCGGTTTATTGTCTTGCTGAGCGTAAAACTCTGAACACCGCACAAACTCCGGGTCGGTGGTCATCAACCGTTTCATCGTAGGCGCGCTCATCTTGGCAATCTGCTCCCGCGAATATTTCATGCGATTGGTAGGCTTCGCCGGCGGCTGTCCGCTGAATTGACTGGGACGGACGCTGGTCGAAATCCGGGTGGGAGTCTTCGGTGGCGCGGGCGCGGGAGCATTCCGCTCGGGCTGCGGTTCCGGAGGCTGCGTTTCGGTTTCATCCTCTTCTTCGGGCTTTGGTTGCAGCAATTGGGCTGCGGTCAGCTCTTCAAAGGCCTGCTTGTAGTGAGCGAGATTGGTGGGATTCATGCCCTGGGTACGCATGTACCGGACCAGAGTGTTTTTGTTGTGCTCGGAGGGAAACCATTCTGGCGTCTCCTCCGCGAACTGGGTGGCTGCTGCGATCGCCGCGCGGCTGATGCGTTCCTCGCGGTCCGCCGGCGCGTTTTCGGTCGCCTGGCGTAAATTCTCCATCGGTCCAACCTGGGACTCGATGATTCTGGTAACGGCCCTGTCGACGGTGGCCGGATCATTCAGCTCGGCCACCGCTGTCATGCGATCGGCCGCGGTCAGAGGCTTGGGGGCGCCAGGCCTGGGAGCAGGGGGGGTGTTGCCAGGCCCGGCGCCGTTGCCTCCGTTGTTACGCCTGAGTTCGGCGATGCGCCGGTTGGCGTTCGCCTGAGAATCGGCCAGGGCTTCGGCAATCTGATCCTTGGTGCCACGGAATACGGAAATGGGTACGCCGTCCGTCGGATCGTCCGAGGTGACGGTGAGCTTCCATTGCGGTACGCCGTTTTTCGGCGCCAACTCTTCCCATTGCTTCGGCATGGCCTATTCCTCTGGCAATGATCCTATTCCCTGAATCACGTCATCCAAACTAGCTTCCTGTGGAAGCTGCTCATCATCACCAGTCCTGGTGCTGTAAGCATTAAACACTTGTTTTTGTACGTACGTGAAGAATAACCAAGCTGCCTTGGCCATGCAATGGCCTCCGAGCACGGCTTCGGGGTCGCCGGCCGAGGTATTGAAATGTGCCGTTTCGAGCTCGATGCAGGCCCGCTCCATCACATCCAGAAGCGCTTGATAACGCTCATCCTGGTAGAGCTGAGCGATCATGCCCTGGGCTTCCGGTGAGACTACAACTTCCGTAACTTTGAGCGTGCGCGTGGTGCGGATCTTCAGTTCCACGTATGCCTCATCCGCGCCCGCTGGCGGTTGATGTAGTCGATGCCCTTTTTCGCGCGCATCAGCATGATGAAGTTGTTTGGCTCTTTCTGAAGGAAATCGGAAAGGGTTTCGCGCGATGCTCTCTCTAAGGCGAGCGCGGGCGTGAATTGCAGGATGGTTCCGCAATTCAGGCAGACCGTCAGGTCGCCGGGATCCGGACCGCCAGCGTTCCCTGTCACCTTGGTGGCGGCGTCCAGCTCGTGACGGCATTGCGGACAGGATGTGAGGTTATGCCGGTACGTTTCCATGCTCGTCTTCTTTCGGTACCCAGTACGGCGTGTAGTTGGGATTGCCTTCGTTGATTTTGTTCATCAAACGGAGGCAGGTATAGGAAAGCCTGGTCATTTTCTCTTTGGTCGCTGTGCCCATGGCCATGCCCAGCAGAAACAGCAGGCTCTCGTATTCGGCTTGCGTGAGGGTGACACTGAGGCTGACTGTCTGGTTTTCGTAATCGATCGTGACGCCCATCAGGCAATACCCCGCATCTTCACTGGCCCGCGTTCCTTGGCCAGGCATTCGGGATTACTGCAAACCGTTTGCTCCGCGTTGGCCCAGCTGCAGGTTTCATCTCCAAGGAAGCCTAGGCCGGTGCAGGCGTTGAATTCCGAGCATCCGCAATGTTTGCAAATGCCGCGGTAGCCAGGTTTGCGTTTCGCCAGCTCGAGCGCGGCTGAGCGATCAAGCGGAATCGTCCGCTGCGGTGGTTTTTTGCTCATGGTCAACTCCAGGAATGGTTTCATGTGGCCGGCCGATAATCTGATCCATCAGAATGCGCGGCCGATATTCTTTGAGCACTTCAGGGCATCTGGGATTCACACACTGCCAGGTCATCTCCCCTTCGGGATTCTCCATCAGATGGCCGCAACGGCCGCATGTGATCGAATCGATGACAACCCGGTGACCGGCTCCGCTCATACTTCAACCTCCCTCCGGCGCGAATACACTTTGCTCGATCGCAGTCCGGTCCCATTTGCGTTCATCCCAGAGCGCGGCTTCGTCTGAAGCTTTGCCCAGCATTTCCTTGGCCAGGTCCGCTTCCTTCGATTGATCGATCTCCGCGGCCTTGGCGTTGTGGCGCGCCCCGATCGCGGCGAGCTGGCCCTGCACACGCTGCACGCCTGGATTGTTCTGCTGGTACTTCTGTGACTCTTGCGGGGTCATCGGCCGGATGAGTTCGCGCGCATCCTTCCATTCGCTGACTTCCATGAACATCTCGAGGAGCAGCTTGACGTCGACCATGTAGCCCATGGCGTTGAGCTGCTGCACCAGTGGCGCATTCTCGAAAATCTGCACCATGAGCGGAAGCGCCTGGGCCATGGCTTTCTTGGCTGCCAGCTTCGCGCCGGCCAGGCAATCGAACATATCCTCGGACTCATAGAAGTTCTGCGCGTCGAGTTCAAACGCATCGCCCAGCTCGCGGCCCAGGATCTCGCGAATCTTGGCCGGCGTCATACGATCCTTCACCAGGAAATCGATGAGCTCGATAAGGGGCAGAAGTATCCCTTTGACAAAGTGGCCTACAGGTCCCTGGATCTTGCCCGCGTTCGCTGCGATGATGCCGCCGGCGCCGGTCGCGGTCCTCGCCGCCGAGCTACCGCCCTTGCCAGGCAGGCTGCCCTGGGTGAATGCTTCATCCGCGCCCGTGGTCGATTGCGCATTCTGCGCCGCGGCCTGCAGGACGGTGAAGACTTCGGGCGGCGTTTTCGGCATTTCGATAATGCCGAATGCATCGCGCACGCTCTGGCCGGCCTTGGTATCCACGTCGACGATGCCGCCCAGCCTCATGCGGATTTGCTGGGTGGGCGCGTTGGCGCCGCGATCGCGCGCGTACATCGGATTGATAGCGAAGCTCAAAAGGTCTAAAACGGCGTCCACTAAACCTTTTTCGATGCGCTGGTCGCTTCCGGCCAGGCGGCCCACGCCTATGCCGTACCCCGCCTTGGGAATGTTCCAGAAATTTGCGGAGAAGTAAGGAATGCAGGGCAGGTTGTGTTCCTGGCTGCGAATCAGCAGGCCGGTGATTCCGTCCGTGGTGAGAATCGTGTGGATGTAGCTGCGATCATGCCGCTCGGCCATCATGATGGGTGCTTCGAGAGGATCGGCTGAGCTGACTTCCTCTTCGTTCTGCGCGTGGTGGATGGCGTAGTTCTGGCCGCCCAGGTTCTGCATCACCTGGCTGGGATTCGCGGCGTTCTGATCGCGGTGGGCGAAGAAAAAGGCCTTCAGCTCCTCTTCGCTCGGTATGTCATAGCCGCCGATCTGTTTGCCGTCCTCATCGAATTCCTTTTCCTCGCGCAGGTCATCGAGATCCTTGAAAGTCGGATAGCTGATGTGGATGACATACTTGGCTGACTTGTGCAGCGCGTTCGGTTTCTTCCAGGTTGGATCCACGAGCACGGATCCGAGATCGCAGCGCTCGAAGAAAATGCCTTCCTTCGTGACTTCAGTGTCGGTCACCACGCGCTCATCGGATTCTTTGGTGTGAATGGTGAGCTTGCCGCCGAAGGGAAGTGTTTGCGTGATGGGCGCCTGCTTGGGGCTGCGCACCTTTTTCACTTTCGTTTCGCGTGTCCAGCCGGCTTTGACGATGACGGTGCCAAAGTTCGTCATGTCCTCAAGCGCCAGCTCTGCCTCGGCCTCGAAATCCGCATCGTCAAGCAGTGTCCCGTAGAGCGTAGTTTTCGCGCGCGCGGTGGTTTGGGAAGTCGCAGGCCTCGGCCTCAGCAGGAAAGGCGGATTCTCGTAAAAGATGCCGCTCTTCATCGCCGGTACCAGCGAGTTCACATGCTTGGCGACGGTGAAGCGGGAGATATTGGCGCGGGCAACCGTGGATCCTTCGAAGGACTGGTTGGTGCGCGGCGACTGGTAAAGTACATCGGCTTCGCGCCAGTGTAGGTTCCACTGCTTTTGATCGAGGTAGGTTTTCGCGCGCTGCAGGTCCTGGATCACCAGCGCCACGGCCGCATCATCGGTGTACTTCGGATCCAAGCCAGGGCCTTGCAGCTCGACATCGGATCGCTCGATGATCGCCTGCCCATTCACTGCTCCCGCCAATGTCGCCATGCGCCTAGCTCCCTTCAGTAGCCTGCATCATCGCGTGAATAACTACGTGAACTCAAGGCACGTGCTTCTCCTGGAGTTCCATCGATGCCCGGTAGCAGCTCTTTGACCATCTGCTCAGAGATTGGAGTGATGCTGTAGATTGCTGCCAGCCCAAAATATCTTGTGAAGCCTTCGCGGATGACTTTGCCTGACGAGGTTAAGTCCGGAACATCTACGCGAAACAACACGCCGCTGCCAAAGGCCTGTTGAGATAGAAAGCCGACTATTCTCTGGTGACCGAATAACTCAACAAGCGCCCAGGATTTGAGGTCAGTAGTCGGCGATTCTTCACTTTGCGGCAAGAGAACAAGCTGGTTGGCTTCTTTGATCATTGTTTCGCTGCCTCAATCTCTGCGCAGTGTCCGCAATCAGCGTCAGACAAATTGCTGATTTGTGTTTCACATAGAAGGCCAGCTGGATCGTACACAACAGGATTTGTGGTTTCAGATAGCACATGGCCACAGCCATAGTGCGTCACGGTTGTCGTCCCAGGCCTTTTCTTCATCGGCTCCGGAATCACAGCGATGCCAGTCATATCGATGGGGCCGCGTCCGTGCTCCTTCGAATCGCCTACTTCGAAGGCGTGCGAGTAGCCTGCAGCGAATAGTTTCGCGCGGATCTCCCTGTAGGCCGGCTCGCAGACCTCGAGTTTCACATAGGTGTGCGTAGTTCGCAGGCCCATCACACCTTCCCATTCAATGCGACTGCGGCATTGGCCGTCATCACAGCCTCGCGCACCAGGCGAATCGCGGCCTGCTGATCGGCGCAGGTTGGTGTGTTTTCGAGAATCGAGAAAGCAAGATCTGCGCCCGCGTTCCGGATGGCCACGTATTGCGCCTTTTGTGCTTCAGTCGGCGCGTGATATGTGAAAATGTCATTCAGGTTTTCTTTGGTAACTGGCATTATTCAAACCTCCGGAGGATCACCTTTGCCAAACTCAGGGCCTGTTCTTTCGTCAATTGCACACATCCCTCCGGATACTGCGTAACTTCGAACTGCTTGATTTCCCCGGCCGGTGTGAGAATAACTTTTGAGGAAGAAACACTGATTGGCTCGTCGGCGCGCTCCGGCTGCCCAAGTAATGTGTATCCATCCTCGAAAGCTTTCGCCGGCGAAAAAGAAGTGTAGTGGTCTTCGTAAATGACCAGGTATCCACCAGGCTCGGGCTTGAACCGTTGTACCCATGCATCTGACATATAAACAAGCCAGTGCAGGTCCTCCCACTGAAGATGAACCCGGTTTGATCTCATTTCTGCCGGATCGCTGACACATGCGGGCCGGTGTGTGATTTCGACAATCTTGGCTGCGCCAACGACCTTATGGCATTTCCACGCCGGTAGTTCGGGTAGCTCGCCATTTATCGCGTCTATGAGGCGTTCTTCACTATTCATCCGCTCAACCCCGGCATGGCATCGCTCAATTCATCGTGCTTCGGCGGCTGCCACTCTTCTTCCACAACTTCAATGACCGGCTCCCGTTCGGCATATTGACCGCGGCCGTAAACCCGGTTATAGGCGTCCTGGTCCAGCTGCGCCTGCCAGGCATCATCATCGGTCATTTCGAAGCCATCGGCGGCGATCGATGCCGGCAGGCAGGCCGCCACGCGACTCACAACCGATGCAATCTCTTGGTCCTCGACCATCCCGAAATGATAGAGCTGCCGAAAAACCTCCTGGGCGTTCTGGATCCCGTCAGAGAAAAGCAGTCGGCCGGCAATCAGGTGAGGTTCCGCGCTCTTGATGGCTAGGGCGCGCGCGGTCGAATCCTGCAGATACTCCATCCACTGGATCTCGATGCGCCAGGCATCCTCGAGAGCCTGGTTGCGGATGTGCTGCTCCATCGATCGCGCACCAGGTGTTTCCTCGATCTGGATCCGGTGTGTCTCCCATTTGCGGGCCAGGCTGATCACGCACCGCGAAAGGGCGGTGGGGGTGAATGTGTCGCGCACCACTTCCATGATGGTCATGCGGCCGGCCTTCTCGGCGCCCACGGCCGCGGCGGCATATTTGCACTCGGCATACTCGAAGCGCCATGCGATATGGATCTTGCCGTTGTCCGGCGTATCGTCGTCGCAGATTTTTGCAGCCTCGAGGCGTTCCATGGGGAAGGTGGGTTTGAAATTGCCTTCGGCGATGTTCATGTATTGCGTCCAGAACGAGTTTTCATCCAGGTTCTTCTCACTTCTCAGGAAGTTCCAGGACAATTGTTCCGGAAATTGCAAAATCACATCATTTTCGGTCAATTGATCGTCTTCGAGCTTCAGAGCATGCGGCTTGCGGATGTAGGCAGGCCTCCAGAGCAGGACCCAGCTGTCATCCATCTTCTGAATCATGTCGCCATAGAGGTCCATTGGCCCATAGCGCGTACCTGTGAGGTCGAGGAAGCCATGCTCGCCCATCATCTTCAGGTTGATGTAGAAGTTGGTGCGCACTTTGCGCAGGCCGAAAGGCGTCTGCGAGTTGCGGTTGTCCTGCACATCCTCCGATTTGAGAATGTCCGGATGCCAGCCGCTGAGTGATTGCTCAATAGACACGCCTTTGACGGTGGGGTCGCGGCGGTATTTGGTCCTCGCCGGCGTGGTGAACTCGCCCGCCTTGGGCATTTTCAGCAGCACGTGTTCTGGAAAGAGCTGGTGGAGGATCTTCTGTGGTGTTCCTTCGGGGCAATAGAAGTGGCTGGCGACTTCGGCCACGAATGCATCGGCCAGGGGCGAGTCCGGCGAGTTTGAAGCCGTCATCACCATCACCGCGATCTCCGGGAAACAGAGGATCCACTGCACGGTGTCCGCGATGTTGAAGCTGGTTTTGTAGGTTTTGCGCGGAAGGAGAATCATCCGCTTGTGCTTGCGATGTTGATCCTCGATCGGCTTCGATGGATCTTTCTTGATGAAGACGTCGGCAACTTCGCGGTGCCAGCGATCACTCACCTTGTCATAGCCGAGCACATATTTGGTGAGCCAGAACAGATCTGTTTGCGCGCGGTGGCGAAGCTCATCGCGATAAGCGGAATCCTCGCCGATGCGTGCAACGTCTATCGCGTTTGTCATTGCGGCCCTGGAAGCGCGTCGATTATTTTTTGGTCGATCGATGGCTTCACTTCGAGATCGACGACGCGGCCGTAGTCTTCCCAGGATGGCCAGTCCGCATATTGACCGATGACAACGTCCTTGAAGTCGATAACGATTTGGCCACAGTGCGGCGGCATCTCTCGCATCGGGTCATTCGTGAAATAGACGGCCGTTGGCGACTTATAAATCAAGTCAGCTGGGCGCCAGAGGCTGACCCATGGCGTGAGCAGCTCGCGGATCGGCGCCGGTACAGCTGAGCCGGCCGCCAATCCTGCAAGCATTCCTAAAAAGCCGCGTCGCGTGGTTCCCATCTACATCATCCCCGCTGCGCCGCCGCCCTGTTCTGGTGGCGCCGGAGCTGCCTCTTGTGATTCCATCTCGCCGGCTGCCGGCTGATCGCCCATATGCTCTTGCATGTGCTCCTGGGCTGCCTCCACATCGGGGAGCACGTGTTCCTCCATGTGGTGCGGCGCGTGATCGCTGCCAGGTGTTCCGGTGTGGCGGTGGACGTGTGCGATGACTCCTCCGTTGCCGGCGCGCTCGTAGTGCACGCCATGCGTATGCAGTTTTGGCCCCTCGCGTTTGCCTTCTTTCTTGCCGCCCAGGGCCTTTTTGATCTCGTGTTCCTTCGCCATGTCGCTCCTCTGTTCATTGGTGGAGATTCATCCAGATGCCAACAAGCAGACCGGCGAGGGCAACGGCATATGCGATTGCGTTGTCTCGCCGGTCCCATCGGGTCATTGTCTTTAGAATCCGATCTCGAAGTTCTCGAGGTTGCCGATGTTGAGATCCGCGGTGCCAAAGGTGAGGCCCACGGCAAAGTAGAACGCGGGATCGGTGGGCTGCACAGGAGTGACGCCGGCCGCGCCCTGGTTCTGCACAACGTTGCTGCCGTTGATGCCGGCCAGCTTGTTGGCCAGCGCTGCGCTCGCATCGTAGAGGTTGTTCACCAGCTGGTTGAATACCCCATGCAGGATCCCGCTCTGCGAATCGAACTGGAGGATGGCTTCAATCCACCAGGGAGCATACGTGGTGGCCGCGATCGCGCGCGCCGTGCCCGATCCGAGCAACGTCCAGTTGGCCGCGGTAAAGGGAACCGCGGGAACCACCAGGGCTGCATAGAGCGAGGCTTTCAGCGTATAGGCGCCGGCGACGTAGGCGTTGCCTTCGGCCCGCACTCTGAATTGCTTTCTTTCAATGGCCAGCTTGCCAGGCGCGGCCAGTGCGGTGGGGAGGGCTGCGTTGGCGAGCTGCGCAAAAATCTGCGAGTTGCCGGTGTTGGCGATGACGGGGGCGGAGGGTGGGGTGCGACGAATCGCAATGCTGCTCATTGTCGATGTTCTCCTGTAAAGGAACTCGGGCTCATTCCAGGTGTGGCCTTCCCGTCAGATTGCTCCATGCAGGCAGCATTCCGCAAGTATCGAAAATCAAACCGAGATCGATCCCAGGTGCGCTTCAAGCGGTGATGCGCCGCCGGAATGGCTAGCCTCAGCCGGCTTTTTCTTCGGCCCGCGTTTATTGCCTGTCTTCCATCCTCGCTTCACTCCCAGTGTTTTGCGCCAAGCAGTGAAGAGCTTGCGTTCTTCCGGAGTACTCGGCCGGTTGCAGTTTCTGCATCTGGTCATGTCGCGAAGCTGGCGACGTGCATTTTTGAGATCCTTCGCGTGAGCCTCGCTGCAGGTGACCGCTTTGCGCGTCACGCGCTCAGGTGAGATTGGATCGCCACAGATTACACAATGAAAAACAATATCCTTCATCTGCTCCTTTAACCTTCCTCGACAATTTCGACCCTGATATGCACACATTCAGGGCTTCCATAAATTTTGTGGTGCTCGTCATCGACAACCTGGCAATCATCGACATAGAGCACGCCTGTCAGTGCATCCATCGTGGCGCGCGTTAATTTGTCCAGGTCTGGTTTGCAGACTGGCCGCGATCGCGATGCTGGCGCATATTTAGGCCGCTTGAGCACAAAGGTCACAGCCACACGCACGGGCACATCATGGCCTGCGAAAATCTCGTGAACACCTGCAGCTGCTCGAGCATTGAGGGCCGCATATCCGACGGCGCGGCGATAGGGATGGGTGCGCGGATTGTCGCTTTTGAAGACGGTGCGCGGTGATCCATCTGCAGCCAGGATGGAAATGCCGCGCATGCTGCCCTGAGAAGCCGGCGCACAATCGACGATGAATTGAATAGCCGTTGGTCGCGTCAATCGATCGACCGCTGCCTGAGCATTCTGCCCACGCTCCACGAAGTCTGTCCATGCCTGGCGTTGCAGCTTATCCCGGCCCATTTCGAACCTCTTTTGCAGTATTGACAAGATATACCACTGCTATACCATTGCGTGCATGCCAAAAAATAACGCTCGCCTGAAACCTCACCCTTTGATCGCGGAGGGTATTTCGACCCGCGTCTACTTCCGAGACCATGAGCAGATTGCGCTGGTGCGCCGAGCTGCAAAACACCGTGGCCTGGGTTTCAACCTTTTCATCCAGCTCGTGCTCCAAGCATCCGCCGAGAAGGTACTGGCCGGGCCACCGGAAGTTCTCGGAGTCGACATCAAATTTCCCCCACAACCAAGCGAGTAGCTAGCTGCTCCGAGCATTCTCCTGGACGCTTTGCGGTCATGTTTCGGACCGATTTGCGCTCATGCTCCAAGCATTCCGTTAGCACTAGCCAAGGATCAAATTCGATGACTTCCACGTTCAATCCCAAAGTTGACATCTTCATGCCCATCATTGTGGGCCGCTACCTTCAAGAAACAGCCGATCTAGATGCCTCTGAATCAGGGGCTTATCTGCATCTGCGTATGCATTTATGGATCAACGGGCCGCTTCCAAACGACCAGGCGAAGCTGGCTCGGATCGCCAAGATGCCGGTCGATGCTTGGAGCATTGCGGTTGCAAGTGTTATGCATCGCTTCTTTTTGGGTCGCGACGGCATGTACCATCACGCGGATCTTGAGGCTGAAAAAACGCGCTGGATGGATAAACGGCAGAAAGCACACGATAAAGCCGTAAAAGCGGCGCGCGCGCGGTGGGGCAAACATAAGGCGAAACTAGGCGAAGATGCGGCGAAAAAAGACGATGCTCCAAGCATTGCTCATGAAATGCCCTATACCTCTACGGATAAAGTACAAAAGCAAAAGCAACCTCACCCACCCCGCTCCACTGCGCGGAGCGGGCACGATTCCCGGCCTCGGCCTCGAGCACTTGGCACGAACCCCAAGGCGCTCAAAAAAAATCCCCGATCGCTCGGCACGAACCCCAGGGCGCTTGGCACGAATCCGCGAGCTGCCGGCCGCGGCGAACCAAAGCGAAAAAATGGCGAAAACGCCGTAAACGCCCCTAGGATGGCCTTGAATGGGCACGGTGATGGGATACATCCAAAAAATTCTGGCGTGAGCGTGGCAACGGCAAAGAATAAAGTTGCTCCCGGTGCAAATGGTGGTATCCAACCCCCAAAATCGGATTCGAGGGGAGCGGCGTTCCAGCGGGAGGTTTTTGCCTACTGGAAGGCTCTTAACCCGGAGCATCCAAACTGCCCCTGGGGCGAGGCTGAAAAACGGGCTCTCGATGCCTTCCTTATAAGGCTGCCGGATGTGTCATTGCCGGCGTTCAAAAAGCTACTCCAAAATCGCGCGGCTTCCGGCGTTCCTCCCGGCGTTGCACCAGGCAAATGGCTGCGCAGCTTGATGGACTACTCAGCTGGTCCGCTCGATCGCTTCCACAAGCCGCTTCCTGGGCCTCGCATCATGTAGTGAGCATCAGCGAGTAACAACAAACAGCAGCGAGCATTCGTTCGCCTGGCGTCGGCGCGTTTGTGCCCGATGCTCCAAGCATCGCGTTAGCAGGCGGCGAAGTATCGGGCGTCCTGCGATCGCGGCGCATCTGAGCCCAAAAATGCCCGATGCTCCAAGCATTGCGTTAGCAGATGCCATGTATTCGGATCCGCAAGCCGAATGGGCGTCGCCGGCGTTTGGTTGGTTATGCTCCAAGCATGTGCATGCAGCACAGAGAAGGAGCGGCGGAAAAATGAAGGATGCATTGGGCAATGAGTTGAAGGTGGGAGACCTGGTGATGTTGAGTCTTGATCGGCCTCAGGTGTTTGGCAGAGTGACAGACGTACAGGAAGGCGGCCTGATAACCGGCATGCAGAAGGGCAATGCGCAGCTGCGGCCCTCGAGGGTGACGATCCTGGCCAACCATACGATCGAAGCTGATCCACGTGTGCCAGTGGGATCGGTGGTATCGCTGCGCGATCCGGATGCTGCGAGTAAGCCGGAAGCAGCGGAGCCCGCGCCGGTCTTGGAGATGCCCAACTAAATAACGTTGCTCCAGTAGCAACACAAATAACA